AGAGTCGGTCATTCTCTCTGGCCTGCTCTCCCATCCTCTCTTCCATCCTATCTAGCTTAGATAACACTGGATGGATTGCCTCTTTGAAGCTCTCTTTAACATCCCGAATAACTTCCCTAAAGTCTGTCTGCCTAACATAATTAGCCGGAAGCTCTTTCTCTAATGCGCTGAAGTCTTTTCTCATCTGTTCTTGTGCCGTCCATAACACTCTTACAAACCAACCTAATACGGCTGTTAATGCATAGCCGAGCCATTTGATAAATTCTAATTCCACAATCATTCCTTATTAGTGTAGGTTTCGGCCCACTGTTTAGCTTTCACAGCAATATCTTCATTAAAGTCTGTTTCTAGTTTAAACTTCTTCCCTGCTTTAAAGTCCCTTTCTGCAGCCTCGATCCCTGATAGGTTAGCTAATGCATCTTCCATTTCGTTCTTAAAAGAACCTTGTTCCCCCTTACCTGCGATAAAGGATGTTAATGCATCCATCATCTGATAGCCCTTAGCAAGCGTCTTTAGTTCTGCTGTCTTCTCCGGCCACCGCATAGCTGCATCATATCCTCCATAAAAGCTACCAGCATTACGAGACTTACGATTATACCCACCAGCCCATTCGTTCATATGGGGTTTTGATTTAGTTTGGTCTACGTAAGCATGAAACTCCCATTGGGGGTCATTCTTTAGTTGAAGGGCAGCTTCAGTTGCAGAGGCTACAGCAGCAACATTTTCTACACCTTTTCTTGTAGTTGCCCCAACACCTTCGACAAATTTCTTAAAATTTTCACTTAAGTTCATTTACCATTACCTGCCATTCTTGTTTGTTAATCTTCCCTGCCTTAAGGGCTGCATTAGCTTGTGCCTTTGTTTTAATCTCCAGGGGGGCTAGATCAGGATCATCTGCAAACTGAGGAAGGTAGTTGGGGTAGAACTGATTGACAGCCACAGACTTGCTATCCAACCCCATGAGGTTAGACATAGCCCCAAGAGAGTCATTGATACGGGGGGCATACNTACTGTTAAGGTCTTGTGTAGCCTGTGGGTTATTAGTTTTAAAGATGGATCGTCCATCAGGGAGAACATCCAATGTAACCTCAACTCCTTTGCCCTCCCAAGAGCGAACCTGCTTCCACATGTCATTTGTGGTTAGCTGCATATAATCATCAATCATACCAGTGGCTTGCGAAATCGAGGCCGTACCAACCTTGGAGAGGCTTTGCTTGATTGTAGGGTCTCCTAAGTCCTTGATAAGTTTACCATAAAAGCTGAACTTCTGTCCTGTGTCTTTAAAGATATCAGGGTTTTCCAAATCCTTAGCAATAGTGGCAAAGGTTTTCTCAAAGTGAGAAAGAGCTTGAGGATCATTAAGACTCTCCTTAGCCATTGTCACTAGTCCTTGAGAGACAATGTTTTTACCCTGGGTGGACATATCATAATTTACCCGAGGAGAGCCAGATACCCCACTTAACAAATCCCCGAAGGTGTTAATCATCTGTCCCATCAATTTATCATCTTTCTCTAGGATACGAGGGGCACCGATAGTGTTTAGGATTTGTGTAGTCATCTTAAGGACTTCAGGGTTGACTAGTGCAGACACTTCCTCATACTGCTTATTGCGGAGGATTTGAGAGATAGCATTAGAACGCTTTAGGGCATCGTCCTTAGAGACAGCCTTATCCATGAATGCTTGGGTAACATCAATCTGCTTACGGAAGTAGTCTAGGGCCTCTTTAGCTGCGGGAGATTCTGCAATGATAGGAGAGAGCATCTGGAAGTATTGCTGGTATGCAGCCTCTCCCATCAACCTCATCTGGGTAACTGCTCCCTGTACATCTCCACCTTGGTTTAAGAGAGAAGAGTTCTTAAAGAGGAGTTCATCTAGCTTACCATTCATAAGCTTGATGCCATTACCACCCTCCATAAACTCACGGCCAACCTTCTTTTTACCCTCTGTGTCTAGCTTTCCAAAGTTCTCTGCTGTTGTGAGGATTTGCTTCTGTTCCTGAATCTTATCTATACCAGTCTTCATACGGGCATAGTCAATGGCCCCAGAAGGGGTCATGTAGGTAGGAACATCATGCTTACCTGCAAGGGTCATGATGTTGTCTTTTAGATCATCTAGCTGTTTAGCTTGCGCTTCTGCTGACCTGATATCTGCCTTCATGACCTCCTCAATCCCTGATAACCCTAATACTTTACGGGAATGCTGCAGAAGTTTGTCATACAGGCCGGGAGACATATTGACTGCCTCCCGAGTAGTAGCAAGAATACGGGTCTGGAAGTCAGCAGGAGACATCACACCCTGTTCTTTAGCAGCCTCATACTTGGCTAGACGCTCTTTAAAGCTTTGCTCAACAGGATCAGCACGTTCTTCAATATCTTCTACACTTCCTGCCTTCTCCCAGATAGAGTCCACACTACCTTTAAGTGTACCTAGGGCCACTTCTTCTTGCTCTAAGGTTTGAGGACGACGAAGCATATACTCATCAATGACAGCTTCTTGTTCTTTCTCTAAGGAAGCCATCTGGTATCCTTCAATAGCTTGTCCAGTTAGGTCAAGCCCTGCACCAAGAAGAACATTCCCACTATTATCTGCAGTAGGCTGACGTACAAACTTGGCTGCACTAGTATTAGCAGCACTCATTCCTGTTGCATCAATACCAAACTTAGCCAATTTAATTCTCCTTATCAGAAAGATGTTTATTATGCTTCATAAAATTTTCTACCGGGGAAAGCAGCTGTAAATTATCCCAAACATGTAGACCACAAACAAATTTACCTTGAAGAGGAATAATATGATCTACATGGTGGTTAAAGTATTGTGCCTCTAGATATACGTTCGCAATATCTTCTAGCTCTTCTTGAGTCACCCAAGCCGGAGTTGCATGGAGTTTTCTAGCTCGCCTTGCAGCCTCTTTATCTGCCCGCCTATCTTTATTTCGTGTGGCCCAATCTTTAGTTAGCGCCCGCATTTTCTCTCGGTTGTTTTGGCGATAAAGGGTATTAATAGCTAGGATGTGTTCTCTTTTCTCTTGATATCTTTTCTGATTATACTCTGATGAGCTTGCCATTATAGTTTACCTTTTTCTAGTTTATCTGCATACTCTTTTGCTTTTGGAAGATTAGACCGTTTAAGGATGTCTAAACCAACCTGCCTATCATTAGTCATTTGCTCTGAGTATCTTGCCCAGTAGGATGCAAAGACAGACTCACGATTGGTCTGGAAGCTGTATCTGTCCAACTTAACAATCTCTTCCATCATGGCATACTTATCTTGTTTATTAAACTCTTTCTCATCAAGCATAGACATAAAGGAGTTAAGACGACGATTGTACATATTGAAGTCATCCTCCCCCACCTTATGCCGCTGGTTCATAAGCTGAGTGTGAATATCTTTTGCCATATCCTTGATTTGTTTCTTGGCATTACGTTCATTGCGTGTAAAATCAATGAGGTCTTCTTCCTTCTGTGTAGGTATGCCAAAGAACATCTTGGCATAGGCCTCTTGCTTAGTGAAAGCTAACCCTTGCTTATTACCGCTACGGTACACTTTATCCTGCATACCAAGCATAAGCTGACCTTGCCAATAGGAATTAAGACCAGAGGCAAGCTCTGCTGCCTCAAAAGCCATCATCTTGAAGGATTCTTCATTCACTTCCTTGGTGATCCACCACCCTTGCATATCGTCAATAGCTTTTCCGAAGGAGGAGGCAAAGCCAAGGATAGGTACACGAGGACGAGTTACGGGATCATCATCCAGCATGAGCCATGTAGAGTGGATAACATCTAGCATGGGTAAGAATCCCTCGCTGTAGGGGCTAAGGCTCTTAGTGATCGCTAGGTCTGCAGGGTCATCTGGATAGACCACAGAGGCAATAACACCATTGACTGCATAATCAACAAGACCTCTACGAATGATAGGATGATTCATCACCTCTTTAACTGCTTCGTTCTCTTGTCTGTCAATAAGCCAATATGCTAGAGAGCCTCCGGGCAAGCCATACTTAACTCCATAACCCCCTAGACGTACAGCAGTTAGCTTAGCCCGTTGTGCAGGGGTCATAGTGGTGGCTGTATCTTGCAAAAGGTTCATCAGAAGCTTCTGTTGAATAGCAGCAAACTGGAACACAATAGACAAGGCCCCCTCTTGATAAGGGAGATTGCCTGCTCTAGTCATGTTGCCAGCCCGTCTCCAAGATTCATGGGAGATTTGCTCAATAACTTCCTTTGTGTTCCACTTCTTGCCGGGGTTCTCATCTATCCATTGGCTACGAGTCTGTAACCAAATACCTAGTTGGTTTGTAATTTCAGCAGCATCAAAACCTACGTTACGAGAGAGTTGTGTTCCTCGTTGGGCTAACTTAATACCACTCCATTTAGTGAGGGTGTCCCGAGCCTTCTCCCAAGTCGTAGGTGCAAAAGACTCCTCTGCATTACGAAATACCCCATGAATAATGGAGTTCATATCCACAGACTGCACAATACCAGACTGCCTAATCCCGTCTACAATCTGACGATATTCTGCAGGGGATACGTTATCCAGTTTATGTGCAGCCTTAGCCATCTTATCTGTAAGATAGGTGACACTAGCTTGAAATCCCTTCAGCATCTTAGCTTCTGCCCCAAGATCCATTAAGATCATAGGAAGAAGGGTTAGGTTACGAACCCCATTAACAGGATTGATCGCTACAATCTCAGCCATCTGCATAGGTTGAATAACCCATTGCCGAGTAGGGAAGAGGTGGATGTAGGCTGCGGTAATAACCTTACGAGCGTTCATAATAGGGTTACCAAGCTTCCCTACTTCTCTGAATAACTCAGCAGGAATCTTGATGTGTTCTAGAGCGTCGGCAACATAGTACATTGCCTTCTTCCAAAGGAAGTCACCAAGAGTCTCAAAGTTCTTCTGTCTTGCGTAGAAATCAAAGAAGCGATGAGCAGAATCAAACTGTTTCTTTAAGTTTCTGTCCATGTTAGGACGAGGGATAATGTCTGTCTTGAGGGCTGGAAACCTATGTTCGGGGAGGAAATCTTGGTATTGTTTAACAAAGGCTTTCTGAAAGGCATCATCCCAAGACTTCGTTGCCTCTAGGCGAGAGAGAGTCTTCATGGTGCGTAATTCTGATACTAGGTAGTCTTCGATACGAGCCTTGCCAGAAGAAGAAGGAAGTCTGTCCCCTCGCTTCATAGAATGCCGATAGAGTTCGTTATGAACACTATAGTCAGAAACAACTTGCCCAAAGTTATCTTGACGTTCAGGGCGTACAGTTACCTTGTGTTCAGGATAGAGGGTTTGGATTTCAGCAGCAGCCTTCCAAGCGCCTGCTTCGGTTTTATCTGCTGCCTTGGTCTGCACATACTTCTCAAGAACCTTAGGTTCCTTTACGAGAATGCCGTCAACCTTAAGCTGGTTAGGGATGACATCTACATAGAAGTTTTCACTAACTCTACGAGGAGAATAGCCGGGAGTGCGAGGCAGAGTTTCTGTAGGAAGAATACCTACCTTGTGCTTAATCCCTACAAGTGCATAGTTGAGACGCTCTCCGCTGTCCATAACGATAGGGGAATCAAGCCGAATAATAGTTTTATCTTGACGAATACGTAGTTGTGGGGTAAACTCAAGAGCATTCTGTGAATCTAGGTTCCACACAGCACGGATGCTGTCTAGTTCACTAGGTGTCACTTGTCTTGTTGCAGGCCCAACGAAGTTACCATTCATGTCGAATAGTCCCTCCATCCCTGCAGCCGACAGCCGAGCTTTCTCTTGTCGATTGAAGAAGTTGTAGTTGTAATCGTTTAGCCGCCTCCAATATACTGAGGCTGTGAACAACTCGTCTACCTTTTTAGTAGACAAATAGGGAAACTTGGCACTAAGCTCAGAAGGAGAGAAATAATCCTTACCCAGATCGTTAGCCTCTTCGATGATGTGGTTCATCTCCTTGCCATAAGTTTTGGCTAAGGAGGAAATCTTATCCTGTAACTCTCGTACTAGTTTACGTTCAATAACAGCAGTACGAGCAATACTACGACCAGCAGCTTGTTCTACCCATTGTGGTGCCCAACCTGTAGGGAAGAGCCACCTACCTACGGAAGAACGGGCAAGACCAGAGACATCCAGCCCAAACACAGAAGTCTTAATTGCATCAGGGCCAAAGACTAGGGAACCCAACTCATCAAATTCTTTCTTCCAAGTGTGCTGGATGTAATGCTCTGAGCCTTCTTTAACAATCTCTACAGTGCCCCTGTACTCCTCAGGAAGCTCTTGGAGCGATTTAATTAGGTTGTCCTTGGCCTTAGTAGCATCCGATTCTCGCAGGTACCCTGAAGAGTTATTACGACCATAAATAGCCTTGCCTTCAAAGACGTTATCTGTCTCAAGAATAGTGGAGTTGGCCTGCTGGTATGTGGGGCCACGACTCTCTTTAATCACTTCCCATACACGACCAACCTCTTCCTCACGCCTTGTTGCATTCATGAGGTTGGGGTCATAGCGTGTCTCTTGAAACAAACCACGCATCTCTGCATCCATCTTATTTAGTTCTTCTACCAGATCAGGACGCATCTTCTGCTCTACATCAGGGATAGGCTTAGGCATTACCCAGTCATGAACAATAGTGCCACGATCTGTGCCAAGAGCCTCCGCAAGTTTTCCCGACTTCTCCACAACTGCACCAGCAGCTTGTTTCTCAGCACCTTGAGGATTAGCCATACGAGTTACAGACGCGGGAGAGTCTGCAGGAACTTCTAACATAGGCCGAGGGCCAGCCCGATTAACCATAGAGCCAATGCCAATCCAGCTTAGAGGGTCTTCTACAATGGAAGAAGCCATAGCATTAAGTTCTGCTTTAGCTGGTGTCAGCCCTTCCTTCAAACCCCACGCCTTATGCTCGTTGAACAATCTCTCGTTAAAGGAACCAAGGGGTGCAAGGAACTCTAGGATAGCTTGACGCTTCTTTTGTGAACCTGCGTCATCAGGGTCAAAAGCCCATTCCTTAATCTTCTCTTGAAGTTGGTTTGCCTTATCTACATCCTTCTCTACAAGAAGGGAGTAGGCCTTGCCGATACCTGCAGGGATAGCAATTAGTACGTCTGTGAGTGCAGCTACACCACCCTCAAGTGATCGTTGAATCTGTGTTTTAGTGTCTCTATCTAACACTGTGTCTGTAAACGAGGTGGCGCGGCTGATAACCTCAGAAGCCTTCTGTACAGAGCGTCGTTGCTCTAAGGTGTCTACAACAGCATCTTGTGCTTCAATATCAGACTGACTCAACCCAACTTGTTTAGCAGCAATCTGCTGAATGTATTTCTCCTTTAGGTCAGGTTCGATGTAACCAGTCATAGCATAGGTAGCCATGATAGCTTTCTTTTGATCGAGGGGAATACTCTTGTCTACAATAATAGACTCAAGGGTGCCCCTGATATTTTGATCTTGCTCTCTCTGCCAAGATTGTTGAGCCATCTCTACAAAGGCAGATGACCCTGTAAGTTCTAATTCAGCCTTAGCTGTAACATAGTCATTCACTGGGTCTGAAGAAGAGGTAGCAGCAGCATAGAAGGCTTTGGAACTAGCCTCTTGTGGAGTGAGTTGTTGTGGAACCTCTTCTACAGGAGGTACTACGAAATCCATATCAGCCATTATTTAACACCCTTAGCGGTGTTGCCCCCAAAGATAGTAGTCATCCCTCCTGCTTGGCTGAAAATACTCTGACTGAAATTACCAATCATCTGCCACTTCTGTGCATCAACTCCCGCATCTGCAGAGCGTTGTAGGGCGGAGCTAGTTTGTTCAGCGAAGGTTTGTTGTTGGTTGATGTTGCCAATATTCCCTCCCATCTGCGAGGAGATAGACCCTACTGCACCACCAATACCAGATGTGCCCATGCCCATACCAGCATTTGTACCAGCAGAGATAACCTGGCCTCGACGGATACGGGCCTCCCTGACTTGTGCAATACGGGCTTGTTGGGCCTCTACGTTAGCAGCGCGACCTTGAGCTTCTGAGGCTTCTCTTTGTGCTGTAGCTTGCTTCTTGGTTGCTTTAGATTGTTGAACTGCTGAGTAGGCTGTGGTGGCAAGAGCAGCCGCAGCAATCAAGGTAGTTGCAAGTATAGCCATTATAATTCCTTTATAAAAGAGGACTCGACCGGAATGAACCCTTGTTTCTTATAGTACTTTTCAAGAGTAGGTGTATAAGTAGTTGTAACCATACTGATAAAGTCTACGCCTAGTTCCTTGGCCGTTTGTTCAAAGGTTTTATATAGCTTAAAAGCAACAGGAGTGTTTCGTTTGTCCTCAACTACCCACCAGAACATTTCTTGTAGCCCCACATAATTACGATTATACATATTAGGTACAATAAGACCAGCAATCATTCCTGTTTGTACACCATCCTGTTCAGCGATTAGGAGGACATGCTCTGAGATTAAGAGATTTACTAGAGTGTGGAGATGGTCTACATCAACCTCTCGCTCTATTTTAGCTGGATGGTATTGGAGAAACTTAATACCCTCTTCTACAATAAAAGGGATATCCTCTAGTACAGCATCTCGGATCATGGAGTCCCCTCGGCTGACACAATAACACTCCAACCCAACAGTCGCATATCCTTGCCTTCTTCTGATTCAATCAGCATAGACAAACTCCTCCCACTTCCTCTAAGTTTATTCTTTGTAACAATCACTTCATATCCATTATCAAAAGAATCAAACTCCCCTGAGGGAATATAACTCCGTTTAAACTTATAAGCTTGGAAAGAACTTCCCCATTGTCCTGAGGCTGCACTATCTGTCCAGTTCCACTTGGCCTTTACACGGCAAGAGGAGGGGTGGTCAATTTGTAAATTACCACTTCCGTCTAGAGAGAAGCCATCCTCTGTCTTTCTGAAATAGAACCAGATATACGGAACTTGTTTAGTTCTTACAATATCCCCAAAGGTTTCATAGCCTGTAAGAAGGTAACTAGAGTAGTTTACACCAACCCCATCGTAGGTCTTCCAATCAATGAAACTGTCGTTATTATACTGGCTGATGGTGAAGGATGTTCCAGCCATAGTCAGGAAGGAGAACGGAGTGATCCTACCAAATACAGCATCATTGTCTACAACAACTTGTGCTAGGGTTAGATCAATAACAGGTTCATTACCTGCATAAACATCTTCTTCTGTGCCTACAACTACGTAGTTTGGCAGGGCAATGTAATCGGCCACATATGGAATACTATTAGAAATACTTTGAGTGTAGAAGGACTGCAGAGTGAGGTCTAGTATCAATTCTCTATTATATTTATTTACATAGCTTGTATGTAAATATGCAGGGGTGTCATTATATAACCAGCGAACTTTATTTTCTTTCTCATCATAAAAACCACGAGCATTGTTTTTAGTTAATTCTGTTAATTCATTATATAATGTTTGGATTGTAACCAAGCTAATATTCTCTGCCTGATAACGACCAGAGACTTTGTCTACAGAGACAATGTAAATACCTGCTTTAGTCCAAGCAAAGACAGTACCAATAGCCTCTACAACAGATTTAGGGGAAGAGAATCCAGTAGAGGAAATCTTGGAAACTTGATAAGAGGTGGCTACAAAACCATTTGTATCTCCAAAGATTTCCCAAATACCATTCTCAGCAAATGCAAGAAGAGAAGTAGAGGTGGGGATTAGTTTATAGATTCTGGTGGCTTCTGGGATTTGAATAGCACCACCATCGGTATCAATAATATCACTAATATTTGGGGATGTAGGATCAGCTTCTTGATAGCACTTACCTAACCTATCTGCGGAGGTCACTACCTGCGAGAAGAAGATGTAATTAGAGAAGTTAGGGGATTTAATATCTGCTTCTATTATAGAGCTTACAACCCCCGAATAAAACACCCTACCAGAGTAGGCAGCAATAGTTGTAAGTTTTCCTTCTTCCTTGTCTTGTGGAAGGTTAGTAGAGCCTAAGAGAAGATTGCGAGAATACCCGCGATAAAAGGCGTCTAAAACTAAATGTCCCTTTGGGGCTTCGATCCCATCTACAGCATTTCTGACCATAGTAGCGGGATCATACTTTTCAAAGTTAGCAGAAGTAGAATCCCCTACCTTTCCTAGTGTCCAAATATCTGCATTAGAGGGAAAATATCCTTGGTTAGTATATGTACATTGAATAGAAGGGATTGTAGTGTATACTATAGGGTCAATAAACTCAGCTTCAGGGGCAGGGGGAACACCGAGGTTTGCTAGAGTAAGCTCCATAAACCCTAAAGCAAAGGCGGATTTAGTCTCTGCACTAGTATCGCAACTGGTCTGGATAGAGTGAACCCACCCTTGATTATAGAGATTATATTCATGGACTTTAGATAGGGTTGTTGGACGTTCAGTTATACCCAATCCATCTGCAACACCCCACAAATCTCTTACCTGAATGTGTACAACACTCTGCTGGATCGTCTGTGTTTCTTTATCATATTGTAGGAGGATAGGTCTGCCTAAGTCAGCAGATACGATAATGAAGTAGTTATTGATTACAGATGTTTCAATTTCGGCAGAACTTAGGCCAGTAATAGTGAGGGCTGCCCCATTATTTAAAAGATTATTGGAAGGGGCATCAGTTAAGAGGTCTATAAACCATAGTTTATTTGCTACGCGAATAACACCAATAGACACAGAGGTATCACCGCCAGGGTTTTCCCATTTGTGGAAAGACTGACGAGACCCCTCGATAATTGTTGCTGCAAGACCTGTTGCAGTTAGCGCATATCCGTTCTCGTAATCAACACCAAGTCTACGCTCCCTAGAGCCATCCCGTTTTAATACGAAGTTGTCTTCATCCAGACTAGCATTCTCGGGATAGGTCAAGGGACTTGCTTCTGTTATAAGTCCTTTAACAAATGTATTGTATTGCTTGACGGAAGTAGCTCTAGGCATCTTATTTACCTTTGTTGCCTTCTGCTAAATAACTCATGATGGTTTTGTCCGCCATTCGCTCAGAGGTAAAGATACCCGCAAAGGCTGCAGGAAGTTCTCCGCCCTCTGTGAACTTGATACGATGGGCTGCAACCTTGGGGTCAAAGAATGTGGCAACACCCTTACCTTTTGCTGTAGTGAATGTACTCATTTCTTTTTCTTTACCTTTTTCTTTGCTTTATTCTCAAGGGCATAATAAACTTGTTTACCCTTCTTGGCACCATATTCTGTTTTCAATGCCTTCATCTTCTTTTTAATAATAGGCATCTTATCTTTGCTTTCTGCTCTTACGGCCATAATCAGGATAGGTGATTCCACTAGCAACTCGCCATGCTTCTTGAGACTGACGCCTGCGCTGTGTGACAGCATGTTGCTCAGCCTTCTGGTCTGGAAGCTGCTTCAGACGCAGGGAGGCTGTACTCTTAGCCTCGTTAAGAAGATAGCTAAAGGACTGTGTAGGTAGGTCAGGGACAAAAGTATCACTCATTGTCCACGTAGGATAAATCTTACCCCATGCCTGTGTCTTAGAGTTTTGTAGGGTGGAATCTATTGTGTTGTCGTAAGAATCAAAGACAATATGTTCATTATCGAAAGAGGTGTAGTAGGAGGGAGACTGATCATTCTTAATGTTCATGTGAACACCAGAGTCATCTACCACTTCTGTGATTGCAGTGTTTGTAGAGTCCCTTGCATCCAAGATCCACATGAAGTCTGCTGGCTCTTTATACTGGATGTTTGTCAGCTTATCTTTAGTCTCGCCAAATTGCTTAAGATCGTACTTAACCCATTCCAGATCAAGGACATTGTCCGGGAGGCGCATGTGGGTAGGTTTAGCAGTTGTGCCCGAAGCCTCTAGTTGAAACATCTGATATAGATGAGGCCAGTCCCTACCGTCAATAATATTAAAGTAGGTGGACTTAAGAATTTGAGCTACCTGAAGAGCCTCTACAGAATCATTGATAGAGTTAACCTCATCACTATCAAGGTCTGATAGGATATCCTGCACCATGTCTAAAACACTATAGCGAGGCATTATCCAATCCTCGTGATAATGAAATTAGCATTCTGCAATACAAACTCTTCTCCTGCTGTAGTTTCTTTAACCATGATGTAAACTTTATCACTAAGATTAAAAGAGGGGAGACAGGAAAGAGCAACTAGGTTAGAGTCTACTGTGCCAGAGGTAGTTACTACAGTTTCTACAAAAGCCTCTTGAGATACAATACCTGCACCACTGTCCTTACCTATGGTGAATTTAAAAACACTACCATTTGTAGCAGGGATAAGGTTGCCAATGAAGGTTACGTGATATATACCTGCATCTGGGATAGTTACATAACCGGATGTGGTGTTGGTAGTCATCTCGGCTGCAGTATTCTGCGTCCAAGCGATTGTCCCCCCGAGGGTAGCATCGTTGAGGGCTTGATAGGCATTGGTTACGCCTGTGGTAGCACCTGCAGCCGTAGCCTTAAGGCAAGCTGCCTGTGATCGTTGTACTTTAACCCAAGTGCCACTAGCAGCACCATCTGAGACATATGCTGTACCTAAAGCAGCCGTTAGATGCCCCTTAGGCTCATGTAACCCCTCTGTGTCTGTGAGTACATTATGCTGTACAGTCATCTTTGTTTCCTTTAGTTAAAAAATAAGGGACACCAGAAATCCTGATGCCCCTTATGTGGCAAGACAAGCTTGCCTTGTCACTTCTTGTTGTGGGGCTTTATTTAAGGAGCAGGCGTCCAGTAAGTAACGTAGACACGGAACTTACCAGCAGTTGCAGCAGCTACAGTGGGTACAATCCGAACCACAACAGGGGACGGAGTAGCGAAGGCTGCACCAGTGCCGGTTAGGACAAGAGCACCACCACCAATTACACGATCACCAATTGCATCCAGTGCGGTTACAGCAACCGAAGCCACCAAACCATCCGCATCATGTGCTGTAACTGCCTTGGTCGTAGCATTGTATGTATAAGTGCCTACATCAATAGCAGTGGGGCCAACTACAGCCGTTTCAACAACAATCTGACAGCCAACGAATACCGAACCAGCAGGATAGACATAATCTAGCAGGGTGAACGTAGCTGCGGTAGTGCTACTCAGATCGGTATGGTCGATGTCATAGACAACAGTTTTCAGTACATGATCGCCAACCTCACCACCAAACTTACCTTCAGTAGTGCGGGGGCCGTAAGTTGCTAGTACACCCAGACCGGTATTTGATTCAAGAGTCATAATAAGTATCCTTAAAGATTAGTAAGTTGAGGCAGAGGTGAACACAACACCAAGGGTGTCGAGGCGTTGAGCACCAAAACCGAAGCGGGAAGTCACTTGGAACTTATCATTACGAAGCTCCTCATCACGCCAACCTTCAGTTTTAGGCATACGACGCCATGCGTGCATAATGGGCTTGCTGCCATCATCTGCAATACACATAAAGATGTTAGCAACGTCGCCAATCTCTGCTGTATCATTAGCAAGGCCGTATGACGAGGCATTCAGAGCTTCCGTAGCAGTTTTTACAGGCAGGAAGTTACTGGTATACACGTCAAAGCCCATGATGTTACGGACAAAGCGGTGGGTCGAAGCAAAACCAGTGGTCATCAAACCTTCAAACTGGGGGTTGTAGCTAACCGAAGTGGTGTTCAGAACCAAGCTGTTGATGGTGGCTTCCACGATAGGGTCTACAATTGCAACACGACCGGCCTGAGGTACATTAGCCTTATCAAAGGAGAGTTTCATGGCGATGAAGTCACTAAAGGTCATCAGACGATTGGTGGCAGAGGCACCACCAGCAACCCAACGGTGAGGACGACCATTGACAAGGTTGACGTTAGCCGAGGTTTGTGCAGTACCAGCAGTTGAGAGGAAACGAGTCTCGTGGTTTTCACCAATAGCTCGG